TCTCAGATAAAACCCCATTTAAACACTTTAGAGCGTTCTCATTATAGCCTTTCGCTTTACAAAATTCGTAAATGATCGTATTAACACCTTCTTTAATTTGGAAAGGCATAGTCTGATCAAAATTTGAAAAATCACCTTCAATAATATTCGAAGAGTGATCTGCTAAATAATGAAAAAGTCTATCTGAATGTGAGAACATATTTATACCCACAGTAGAGCCAAAGTGAAACATATGCTCATACATCTGCGCATAAAACGGTTGCAAAAACATACGTTCCATTATTACGGAATCGACTGAACGGACACAAAACAAGCGAGTTTTCCCTAAACGTACTTTCTCTAACTCGCGAGGTTCGTCTTTCAAACAGACAGTAGTGATAAAATTCATCGACTCTTCACTTGCACACTGTCTCGCACAATAGATCAGTCTTTTCTTCAAATATGGAACCGACTCTCTAATAGTAACACTTTGGTCCTCATATGATATAGGTAAGTACTCGTGTTTCTTACCGGGAAATCCAAACCCAGCCCCAGTTGACGCATTCATTCGCTTATAATAATCATTATGCTTAGACCCGTTCACAGCCATCTCAAATGTAACAGGAGAAATGACACACTCTATCTCTAACAAATGATTTAGATACTGGACTACACAGGTATCAACAATAGACTGGATTAAAGGCAATCTCTTCTGACCTATCTTGTCCAGTCCAATTTTGATCGGGTCCACCCACTGACCCTCTTTGAACATGCCTATCATCTGTGGAGGTGCAAAGAATTTAGTAATCTCCAATCCGAACTCATGAAAGATTGGAATAATGTCATCGTAAAAAGGAGTTTTGATTAACTTTGACTCCTTATTCACATGAACTTTTCCGGGAATAGCACCCAGATAGGTTACTCCTGGGTGAACGCAATGACGCACTATCGACTTCCTATTTGGTGGAACCAACATCGGAAAATTGCCACTCTCTGACACGACGTGAAATGAAGTAACTTGTTTCAATGCGTCTTCAATGTCCTCTCGACAAAGTCGTACGGCATACGAGTCATTTCCTTTTCCTCCAGCACAATGTATCCCAATAATGGCAGAACCTCTACCTACCTTCCCAACGAGTGGAGTACCACAATCTCCAGACTTGTGGTTCGTCCAGGTGTAGGTCAGGATATCAGTAAATACTATGCTTTGAAGGCCATTATCATCTATTGCATACTGGCTCTTCTGAGGCGACACTACAGTTAATTCACCCCTAATACAACCATTTGTGCGATCAACCTGATCGATCTTACGCACAACATGTATAACTAAGGGTGTGAAGCGAACTTCATTTAACTTCACTAGCCCCAAATCCTGTGATACAAGGAGAATAGAGGACCTCTTAACATGAGTGTCCTTCATATGACCAAATTCCGTTCGGCCACTAGTGGAGACGCTCAAAATGACTTCATCATCGACACCTAAACAATGCATGTTAATTAATGCATAGTTTCCTTCAAGACCGAAAACGTGCGTGTGTCTCTTCTTCCCTTTCATAGGAGTAATGAAACACTTACGTACATTCGTCTGTATCGACTGTGAAAGACTATAAGGGTCGCCTGAGTGTGCCACTTTCTTAGGCACTCTCGTCATAACACTATAAGCCATAGTACCGGGAACGGCTATCTTAGAGACTGTCTCAAAAGCCCCAATCTTCTCCTCAAAAGTCTGCAACTCATGGTTGCTATCACTCTCAAAGAGAAAATTAGAGGACTCGGTCCCAACAGATTTTGCACTGACAAAGTCATAGAGCTTGTACATAGACAAGCAACCTGAAGCAAACAATAATGCACTCTTGCAGGACTCACCATACGTAGCCCACCAATCCGATTCGAATGGATTGGTAATCCCACTACTAAAGTATCTCTTCATGACATATGCACGGGGATCCAAGTCGAAGTAGCCCTGTCTAAGAGCTTCAGCAATATAATCAAACGACCACAACTCAAACAAAATCATGGAAAGAATGAAAAATCGGATCCACCAATAATGTGGGTACAAGCAGCACACTAACATACAAGTCGAATAGGTGAAATACAACCACCGTTTCCACCTAACATGAAAGTGGACAAATTTCTCAGAAAGAAAGAGAAAATAAACAGTCTTGCATAATTTCACAAACGAGTAAGACTCCGATGATTCCATCAACGAACTCTCGCTCTTCACATCATCGTCGTCCACAATGTCACTAAGACACTCGCGAACGATGTGGAGAGCTGAGTCGTCCAGCAAAACTCTTTCGGGCCTCTCGTCATAATGTTCTTTCATTTCCTCAGAGGTATGAAGAGAGGGGCGAACCATATACAAGTCAGACTTCATTTCATTCTTCATTCTCTCTTCAAGACCTCCTTGTGTGGCTTGAAACTCACGGAAAATCTTCCTTATAAACGGAATAAAATCATATATATCTCGGCAAGGCACCTCAATCTTCTTAACCTCTTTTATATTTCTAGCAACATTAAACACAACCACAAAACTCCATCTGTCCATAAGGGCTGAGGAAGCGTTAACTGATTTTGACGAGTCTAAGGCCGCTGTGCCAGGAACTCTAAATTCCTCCTTAACAACCATATAGACATCTATCCAACGTCTATGAAAAGCTGCAGGATTGTTAAAGTTAACATCAGCATTACATTCCTCTACATTCGTATCTGCTAGAACTAACTCGGCAGTCAAATACACATTGCCTTTATCTTTCAATTCTGCCATGTTAAGATTCATCGCTAAATTATCAAGCACAGTTAAGACATCATTGAGAGACTCATCTCCCTTTGTCTTAACTATGTTACGGTGTAAACTACCCAATTCTGGTATATGAAGTATAATGTGCTCTGCAGGATCAATACCGTCATAATACTTGCCATTAATGGGTTTGGACCAAATCATAGAGTCATGAAACACTCTTCCACTTTCGGTACACCAAG